GAAACTAGGGAAATGCTATCTTTAGGCGAAGTAGGAACAGGTAAACGATCTGGCACAATAGATTTTTTAATTGTAGGTTTCGTCAAAGGCACAGATACCAATATAGATACACTACGCAACCAGCTCATAGAAGTTGTAGAAGAAACATTGGATAATGACATTACAAGAAATGGAAATGCTTTAAATACCCAGATAATTGAAGCAAATACAGATGAGGGTGTACTTTTTCCTTACGGTGGTATAAGAATTGTGGTAAGAGTTTTTTATGAATTTGTTAGAGGTACTGCATAATGGCTAAACGAATTAAAATTTATTTCCCTAATGGTAATGACCAAATTGAAATCTATGATGATCAATTAGAAAAATATCTTGCAAATGGTTTTAAAAAAGATAAAAAAGTTTCTAGATCAACTTCAAAAAAAGTTGAGGTTGAGATAAAACCAGAAGAAAACAACGAGGAGTAAATTATGGCAACTCATGTAGGTACAAGCGGTGTTGTAAAAGTAGGGGCGAATACTGTTGCAGAGGTGACAGGATTTACACTTAACGAAACACAAGACACAGTTGAGGATACTAGCTTAACTGATAGCAAAAAATCATATATTGCATTAAGAGGCGATGCTACTGCAACTATTGAATGTCACTGGGATGAAACAGATACTAGTGGTCAAGAAGCATTAGATGTAGGAACAAGTGCAACTATTGAGCTATATCCAGAAGGTGCAGATAGTGGCGATGCTTATTACACTGGTACTGGAATTGTGACAGGTGCTGATGTGGCTGTGACTATGGATGGTATTATTAGCAGAACTCTTAATATTCAATTTAGCGGTGGAGTGACACATACAACTGTATAAGGATTAAATGCCAGAAAAAATTGATTACTTTCAAGGTGTATCAAGTCACTTTGAGAGCTTAGAAGTTAAAATTATAGAAGTTCCAGAATGGGGTTTAGAGGGCGACAGAGCAATCTATGTTCGCCCTTTTACAATGAACGAGAAAGCACGAATATTCAAAGGTGCTAACGACTCAGACCTAAACGTATTAGTAGATGTAATTATCCAAAAATCAGAAACTAAAGACGGAGAAAAGATGTTTGATCTATCTCACAAGCCTAAGTTTAAGATTAAAGCAGATACAGATGTTATTTCTAGAGTTGCTTCAGAGATACTTGCCCAAGACAGTATTTCTGACCTTAAAAAAAAATAAATTCTGATCCAGAGTTATATTCTATCATAGCATTAGCTGAACGATTGCATATGTCTGTTAGAGATGTATTGCAAATGCCTGTTCAAGAGTTTAATATGTGGCTTGCTTATTTTGAAATTCAACATGATAAAGCTGAACAACAACAACGAATGAATCGCTAATGGCTACAAAACGAGTTAATATAGATATAGTTGCTAAGGATAAATCCCAACAAGCACTCAATAAAGTTCGTGGTAATTTAGACGGAGTTAAAAAAGCTGTATTCAATGTAAGAAACGCATTAGCTGGTTTAGGTGCTGGATTAGTTATTCGTAATCTAGTCAATACAGGAAAAGAGATAGAAGGATTACAAGTACGATTAAAATTCTTATTTGGTAGTGTTGAAGAAGGAGCAAAAGCATTTGATAGAATGGCAGAATTTGCTTCTAGAGTTCCTTTTAGTTTACAAGAAATACAAGCTGGTTCTGGAAACTTAGCTGTTGTAGCAAAAGATGCAGAAGAATTAGCAGATTTATTAGAAATTACAGGTAATGTTGCGGCGGCAACAGGACTAGATTTTAGAACGACAGCAGAGCAAATACAAAGATCATTTAGTGCTGGTATTGGTGCGGCAGATTTATTTAGAGATAGAGGTGTTAGAGCCATGCTTGGCTTTCAAGCTGGTGCAACAGTGTCCATAGATGAAACTATAAAAAGATTTGAAGAAGTATTTGGAGAAGGTGGAGAATTTGGTGGAACAACAAAAGCATTAGCAGAAACTCTAGAAGGAACATTATCAATGATAAATGATAGTGTTTTTAATTTTAAAAGAACAATTTTAGATGCTGGTTTCTTTGCTGAACTTAAAAACCAATTTGGAGATTTAGATGATTTTATAAAAGCTAATCAAACATCAATAGATGAAATAGCTATTTCAATAGGAAAAGGTTTAGCACAAGCTGTGACCACAAGTGCAGATGCAATTAAATTTTTAAAAGATAACTTTGATTTACTTGTTGATGTTATGCAATTTTTTATAGGAATAAAAGTTGCAAAAATGTTTTTAGGAATGTCAGCCGCAATAGCTACAGCCAATTCATCAATGTTATTATTTAATGCAACAATAAAAAGAAATTTATTTATTGCTGGGGCGGCAATAGTAGTTTCACAATTTGATAAAATACAATCAGCATTAGGAAAATTACCAAAAGATTTTGATAATGTTTCTGAAGCAATAGAAAATAATACAGTTTTAATTAAACATTATGAAAATGAACTTAATCAAGCAATAGGTGTACTTAAAAGTTTTGAAGGACAAACAGGAGTATCAGAAGAAACAATAGCTGAGCATACAGCGACAATGAATGATGCTATTGTTAAACTACGATCATTACGAGAACAAAATGTAGCATTAAAAAATAGTCAGAATGAACATATGAAAGTTCAAAATGAAGTTATTTTAAAAAATAATGAAAATACAGATGCTGTTCAAAAACAAACTGAAAAAGTAAAAATTTTAAAAGAAAATATTGGTTTATTAGATGGAGATTATAGAGATTTACATGGAACTTTATTAGCAACAAAAGAAGCTAATAAAAATTTGATTGAAATTTTTGAAAATCAAGAACACCCAATGAAAGCTATCACTGATCAATTAAAAGCAGAAGAAGCACAACTTAAAAAGAATATGAAAGTTTATAAAGATCATGCTGAATTAAGAAAAAGAGCATCTGCAGATATTTTTAAATCTGAAAGAGAACAAGCACAAAATAATCAGCAAAAAATGTTTGATGATGCTTTAGAAAATAATGCAAAAATGGTTGCATTAAAAAAACAAGGCAATAAAGAAATATTTGATAATACTAAATCATCACTACAAGCATTAAGTGGATTAAACAGAACTGCTTTTGAAGCATTTAAAAGATTTCAAATTGCAGAAGCTACTATCAATGCTGTTAAAGCGGCAAGTAAAGCATTTGGTCAATATCCTTTCCCATTAAATATTGCTGTTAGTGCAAGTGCATTAGCAAAAGGTATGGCTATGGTTGCACAAATTAAATCTACAAATTATCGTGCTGGAGGTGGTTCAGTTAATAAAGATCAAGCATATATGGTTGGAGAAAAAGGACCAGAAATGTTTGTGCCAAGTGGTTCTGGAAAAATAATTCCTAATAATCAAATGGGAGGTGGTCAACCAGTAAATGTTAACTTTAATATCAGCACAGTTGACGCTAGTGGATTTAATGAATTATTAGTTAATAGTAGAGGTGTTATCGTAAATATGATTAATAGTGCTGTAAATGAAACAGGCAGACAGGCAATAGTATGAGTGGGGCATTACCAAGTGTAGATTTTAACGCTATCAATTTTAAGAGTGAGCAACGTACATTAGTTTCAACAACAGATAGTGGTAAAACATTTCGTAGACAAATAGACGGACAACGTTGGTCTTTTACTGTTTCCTATCCATTAAAAACAAGATCAGACTTCGCACCGATCCAAGCGTTCATTATAAAACAACGATCTCAAAAAGAAGATTTCACTATCACATTCCCAAGCTATTTAAACGCACAAGGAAGTGAAACAGGGACAGTATTAGTAAATGGAGTTCATGCTGTTGGCGATACAACGATTGCTGTTGATGGTCATGCGGCAGATACTGCTGGCTCTTTTAAAGCTGGCGATCTTATAAAGTTTGCTGGTCATTCTAAAGTATACATGATTGTTGAAGATGTGACACCAAGCTCTAATGCGTCAACGATAACAATAGAACCACCATTAACAACAGCTTTAGCAGATGATGAAGGTACAGTTTATGACAGCGTACCTTTCACAGTTCATTTGAATAGCGATGTGCAAGAGTTCCAAACTAACCAAGTTGATAGTTCTGGAAATTTATTATTTAGTTTTGAATTTGATGTTATTGAGAGTATCTAATGGCAAGAGGTTTATCAAGTGCTGTCAAAACAGAATTGGCAACAGGAAACATTAATCCTGTTCATTTAATTCATTTAAACTTTTCTACCCCTGTATATTTAACGGATTGTAGTTTTGATTTAACATCAAGCGTATCTGGAAGCTCACAAACATAT